ACAGGAGAAGATCAGAGCGTTACGGGGATGGACGGGGAATGATTACCTCGTTATCAACGACTACCTGTTTGGTAACAGTTCGTTGGATTCGGGGACTCTTGAGCAGATTAAAATCATTGACGAGGCGATAAACGATCATGATACAGGAAAGCAATTCACTGTAGATCGTCTTATGCCATTGGCTTTTTTCGGAATAGATTCCGCATCCAAGCTTCCATCCATACCCCTTGGCATGGTATTCGACCATGCCGGCTACATGGCCTGTTCGCTCGACGCCGGAGGCAAATCTACCGGTGACGATGATAGGGTCGTTACTAGGATCCTTATCCCCCCGGGAAGCAATGGTGTGTATCTGGAGCCGATTACGAAATATCCCGGTGAACACGAGATCCTGATGGCACGAGGGAAACGATTGGTATACGAAGGCATCGGCAGATTGTCGGGTGGAATACCGGTGGCGTATCTGAGACTGGTATGATGAGTCATATGAGGACGGATCGATTCATGTTCATGCCAGGTGACCTCAAAGAGGTCACTGACCAGGCTGAAATCGCTGATGCTCAAAAAAGAGCCGGTTTCATACCTCCAAGCGAGGAAGAGCAGGCATGGATTTCTAACGAGGGATGCAAGCGCTGGTCTGTCGGCGATTATGTGTCGACCGACGAACTGCGGTCCGAGTACGCGCGAAGAAAGGCGCTGGGAAATCTCTGAATATCAGGAAAGCCACCACGTTCCCGACGTGGTGGCTTTCCCATAGCTGAGTGAGGAGGTGAATCATGCCTCATCCAATTGTTGGTCAGGCCTCTGTGATCGTGAAGCCTGATTTAAGCCAGTTGAGGGAGATGCTGTTGGACATCGTCGCCGTCATCGACAAATACGACAACGGCGACGAGACCGTGTCAGACTAATCCTCTGGATTTCGCGCAATCCGCACACACGGGCAGCGCGTCCGCCGGCATGCCGGCCGGCGGCTCAATCGCTTTATGGCAGTACGCGCATTCATGCGAATGTCGTTTCGCATATTCGCCGACCGCCTGTTTCGCAATCTTGTCCAGATTTTTCCGATTGAAATTGATTCGTACGTTTCCCATCGTCCGTCACCTCCTTTCCTGTGATTGAAGTCGTGGGATAAATCCTAATTCGAGCCATCACGCGCACGTGGTGGCTTTTCTTTTACCTTTCACACCCCAGCGATGGGGCGGGGCGCAGCCATGCGCGAATCCAACAAGAATGGCCGTCCACTCGCCGGCGTCAGGCGTGGAAAATCAATCAAGCAAAGGAGCCACCAACCATGGCAGAAGACAACCAGACCAGCACGGACGGCCAGCAGGAGACGGGACAGCGCACTCCGACTCCGAAGGACGTGAGCGACGCGAAGCCGAGGACCTTCACCCAGGAGGAAGTCGACCGCATCGTCAACGAGCGTCTCGGCCGGGAACGCGGCAGGAAAAGCGACTACGAGGAACTCAAGGAGAAGGCCGGACAGACAGCCGACCTCGAATCGAAGCTCTCCAAGGCGCTCGAGGAGAACGAGAAGCTCAAAAGCGAGGCCAAGCAGGCCGAACGCGAGAAGGAGCTCTCCGCGATACGCGCTAACGTCGCGGCCAAACACGGCATCACCGACCCGAGCGTCCTCGCGGGCGACGACGAGAAGCAGATCGGCGAATACGCAGAGAGACTCATGAAGGTGTTCGCCGACATGCGTTCCCGCGGAACGGTCGCGGACCAGAGCGCCCGCACTGGACAGGCCAAGGCGAAACATTCCAGCCGCGAGGACTTCGTCAACGCCATGAGCAACACGCTCCTGTGAGCCAACCAGCAACAACATTCATTCGAAAGGACAAACCATGACAGATCCGTCCATGACACGAAAAAGCAACGGCCTAGACCTCACCCCTGAAACCCAGGCGGAGATCTGGCAGACCGCGAAATACGAGAGCGCGTTCATGCAGCTCGTGCCCGAAATGAAACTGCCCGGCAACGGCGCGCGCGTGCCGATCATCATCGGCGACCCGGAGGCTGCATGGGTCAACGAAGGCGCCGAGAAGCCGAAGAGCGGCGTCACCTTCGGCAAGAAGGACATGCTGCCGTACACCATCGCGGTCATCATGCCGTTCTCCAACCAGTTCCGCCGCGACTTCGGCGCGCTCTACGACCAGGTGGTCGCGAAGGGGCCGGGCGCCATCGCCCGCACGTTCGACAAGACCATCATGGGTCTCGTCGACGCTCCGGGAGCGGACTTCGACACCCTGAAGAACGCGCAGACCGTCAGCATCGGCAAGGACGTGTGGAAGAACCTGAACAAGGCCGACGACCTCGTGTCCGAGGCGGACGGAACCGTGGACGGCTGGGCGTTGAGCACCCAGGGCCGCAGCATGCTCCGCCAGGCGACCGACAACAACGGGCGCCCCCTGTTTCTCAACGGCACCGCCGCGTCCGACGTGAGCACCGTGCTCGGCAACCGCACCTACATCAGCAAGGGCGTGCACGTTCCCGCCGTACCCGCAAGCCCGGGACCGGCCAAGGCCGAGGTCCTCGGCGTGTGCGGCGAATTCTCCTCCGCCGCATGGGGCTCCGTCGAGGGAATGCAGACCAGCATCTCCGACCAGGCGTCCATCACCATCGACGGCAAACAGGTCAACCTGTGGGAGCACAACATGTTCGCCGTGCGAATCGAAATCGAGGTCGGCTTCCGCATCCGCGACATCAACCGCTTCGTCCTGCTCACCGCCTGACGGGAGGCCGACATGCCAAGCAAAATGCATATCATCGCCGCCGCGAATGCGGAGATCAATTCGGTCCAGGCTGTGACGGACGTGGTGTTCGTGGACGAATCCGGTGCCGCCATCGACATAGCCGCCGGTTCCAGCGCCTACGAGCTGCCGGCGGCCGGCAAGGACACTCTCGGCGGCATCAAGCAGTATGTGCCGGAACAGACGATCGGCAACGTCGACAGCAACGTCGCCCAGGCCGCGGCAGACGCTCCGACCAAAGACGAATTCGACAAACTCGTCACTGTTTCCAATACGCTGGCGAAACAGTTCAATGACGTCATCGCCGGTCTTGTGGCCGCCGGAGTGGTCAAACTGCCGGACAAGAAGTGACCATGACCGCCGAACCGGACGTGTTCGCCACCTCAGACGACCTCGAACAAAGGTGGCACAAGCTCACCGACGAGGAACGTGAGAAGGCCGACACGCATCTCATGGACGTGACCGACTACATCAAGGAACGCTCACCGAACTGGCGGCGCCTCCAAGACGAACGGCCACGCCTGTTGGCGAAGATCACCTGCGACATCGTCCGCAGGATCATGCAGGCCGACCCGTACGGCATTCCCGGCGGCGTCACCCAGATGAACCAGACCACCGGAAGCTTCAGCGAACAATACAGTTTCGGCTCGCCGACCGGCGACCTGTGGCTGCGCGACGACGAGAAACGCATCCTCGGCATCAACGCGCAACGCGCGTTCAGCGTCGACATGGCGTCGGGGGAGGTCTCCTGATGGAAACCATCGAGGTCTGGCGCGGCCAACCTGCAACCGACGTGGACGGCAACCCCATCCAAGGCAAGCCGTCCCGCGTCGGCACGTTCCAGGCGATGGTCGCGCCGGTCTCCACCACCGACCAGACCGAGGAGACCGCATCGCCCCGGACGGTCGAATACACGATCCACATACGCGGCGGCAAGCCCACCGGCATCCAAGCGTCCGACCTGATCAAGGTCAGAGGCACGCTCCTGCCGGTCAAAGGCACGCCGCAGGTGTGGAACAACATCCACGGACGCCACGTCGGCGACGTGCTCACCGTGGGCGAACGGAAGGGGTAGGCCATGGCCAAACGATGCAGATTCGTGTTCAACCGCAAGGCGTTCAGCCAGCAGATCCTCAAAAACGAGACCCTGCGCGACCGCATGCGCGACGCGGCCCATGAGGCCGTCACCGACAGCCGGTGCATGGTGCGCGACCACAACGGCGCGAACCGCAGCGGCGTGGCCATCCTCTGCCCCGCACCCGTGGAGAAGGCCCACGGCACATTGGAGGACACGCTCGGGAGGATGCGCGTATGAGCGTCCCCGTCACCCCGCGGCGCACGGAGCCGCTGCTCCTGCCGAAACTCAAGGAGCTGTTCCCCGACGTGACGTTCGACACCATCGGACGAAACGACCTCGAACCACCCTTCACGGAAGCGACATTGGCCGACTCCATGCAGGGCATGAGCACGCCGATCAGCCAATACGCGCGGCTGAGGCTGACGGTGCGATGCGCCAGAGCCGACCACACCGGAGACTGGGCCAAGGCCGCCCGCCTGTGGG